GAGGTAATGGATGGCATTTCGATGCGTATCGTTAGTGATTACGATATTACCACCGACGCCTTCCCTACTCGTATCGATGTATTGTACGGGTTTAAGACTTTGCGTCCTCAATTGGCTGTACGTTACGCCAACAACTAGAGAAAGGAAGGGGGTGGGCAACCGCCCCTTTTATTTATATGCTTGATACATACAGATACAGAGCGCGTAAGTCTGGTGATGTAAAGTCCAAACTTTTCGACTCTAAAAAGAATATCCCTAGCGACTGGCATGAATCGCCAAAAGCCGCTAAAGCTGCCAAATTAGCAGAGCTTGAAGCCGCCAATCAGCCATTAATAGAGACTTCAGTTAATGACAACAGCCCAGGAAATAATCAACAACTCAGCTAGAGACGCCGGAATTTTGGCGGACGGCCAGGCTTTAACGTCTGGCGTTAACTCTAGCGCCCTGCATTTGCTTAATCGCATGATTGCCCGGTGGCGTAATTCTGACGTTGATCTTGGATTGCCTGAAGTATTGGCCGCCGATACTGTTTTTATTGATGTGGCTGACGAAGAGGCTATTGAGGTCAATCTAACCTTAAGGCTTATGGTTCGCTTTAAGCGGCCAATTCCTACTGGCCTATCTCAGGCTGGAGAGTCGGCCTTTGAAGAGCTGCAGGCCAAGTATATGATCATCAACGAGTCTGGATTTGATCCTGCATTAACTCAGAAATATCTACCTAGAAAAATACCTAGACAGAGTACTATTTAATGGCTTTACTACCGTTTCCAGTAGTTGGGCCAACCTACGTTAACAGGTCGCTTCCCGTATCTGCGCAGGTTACTCGCAACTTCTATATTGACCTCAGTCCACAAGGCAATGAGCCTGCATCACTGCAGCCATTCCCCGGACTAAAGCCGTTCGCCACTACTGGCAGCGGTAAAAATAGAGGCATGGGCGTCTTAAATGGCGTTCTCTATACCATTACAGGCACCACGCTTTACAGCGTCACCTCTTTGGGTGTATCAACGTCTATCGGGACTATTAGCGGCACCGGGCGTTGCGTACTTGAATCAGACGGCACCAACCTGGTCATTACCACCGGGTCGACTAAACCATACGCCTATAACGGATCAGCCCTAACGCTCGGCACCGATGTCGATTTAGCAAACTCTTCAACCGTAACTTATAACAACCGCCGCGTTATTTATGATGGCAATGATGCTGATGTTATATTCGCCGACCTAGATAGCCCCTTGGATGTTAATAGCTTAAATGTCACGATTGCCGAATCAGAGCCTGATGATATGAAAGGTGTGCTTGCTCATAATGGGCAGGCATACGCATTCGGCGGGGGGTCAATTGAACCCTACTACAACACCGGCTCAGGAAACCCGCCTTATTCAGTGGTGACTAATTCAGTTGAGCAGCTTGGATTGCACGCCGTTCACTCGCTAGCATCCAATAAAGACTTTGTTTACTTTTTAGGCTCTGACTTGGTGCCTTATAGAATATCCGGCTTATCAGTGCAGCCTATCGGTAATCCCGCTATAGGGCAGGCGATCAGAAACTACCCAACTAGCGCCGATGCCTTTGGTGTAACTTTCCGTTTTGATTCGCTGAGCTTCTACCTGCTAAGCTTTAAGTCTGGCAATGAAACGTGGTTATTCAACGAGCAATCAGGCTTGTGGACTAACCTATCTTCAGGCACCGACGGCTCACAGCATCTTATTAGCGATTATCAGTTTATCTATAACAAGCATATCGTTGCCGATAGAAAGAACGGTAATATCTATGAAATGGATTTCGACACATTTACAGACAATGGCGACGTTATCCAGCGACAGCGTGACACACTATCGATTGATGGTGGCACGTTCGGCGCGCCGGGTAATATAGTATTTATGGATAGGCTGGAATTAATGGTTGAAACCGGGGCCAGCCTGATCGGCACAGAAGCAAATATTATTATGCAATTCTCTGATGATAACGGCAGAACATGGGGGAATGAAAATTGGGCTACTGTAGGCCAGCAGGGTGATTACACCTATAGGCTTGAATGGTTTAGTCTTGGCATGTTTAGAAATAGAATGTTTCGCTTCATTATGACCGACCCGATTAAATGGGTAATTCTATCGGCTAATGCTGAGGTAGAATTAGGTTATGGCTAATGTCGACCCGTTTGTAATTAGATGGCCCAAAAAATGGGAATCTGATCCAGAGTTGCGTGATGTGCTGCGCTATCTTAATAGGTTTTTACATGACCTATGGATAAGGACAGGCGGCGGCCCCGATCTTATTGAGGGGGGCCTAGAGGGCATTGAAGACCTCCAAGATCAGATTAATGTCATTAATGACCGCCTTGATGCTATAGATATTAGGCTAGATTTGATAGAAGCCGATATTGCCGATCTTCAGGCTAGAGTCATAGGCCTTGAAGGCTTAACGGTAGTAACAGCAGTAGATTACACGATAGACGGCACAGTAACCGGGCATCAAACGATTGTTTGCACGGCTGATTTAACAGTCAGTCTTGATCCGGCACCAAGCGACAGAGATACGGCGACAATTAAAGTTGGCCAGAAGAACACCAAGGTTATTATTGACGGGAATGGCAAGCTCATTGAAGAGGATTCAACCATGACGCTAAGACGGCGCAATACGAAAATACAGATAGGTATAGATTTAGAGTTTTCGGCAGAGCTGGATAGGTGGATTGCTAAATGAGTATAGTTCCAAGTCAATTATTACAAACAACGGCCTACGGTGAGGTTACGACTGCCGCCCTTCATCCAGAAGTGCAGATTTCCGCTGAATATAACGTTATGCACAATGTTGATTCAGTAACTTTCAGTACTGGTTCTACTGACGTAACTGGGGGCGAATTTGTTGCTACTGCAACCGGCGCTACAGATTTTGCGGTTATCTTTTCGGAAAGACAGATAATCTCAAGACCTGGTCAGGGCTCAGTGGTCAGGCTAACTGCTAGATTTGATGCTGGATTAGTGGGTAGCAGAAAGACGGCCGGGGTGGCTTCTGCTGGTGACGCCGTTGCGTTCGGTTATATTGATGAAGATTTCGGGGTTATCTATGATCATGGCGGCTTAAACGCCATCCATGAGCTTCAGATTACCACACCGGCAGCCGGGGCCGAGAACGCCACGATCACAATTGATGGAACCCCTTTCACCGTGCCCCTCACTTTGGGAACTGTTCAGAATAATGTGGTGGAGATAATAGATTCTCTGACAGCTCAAGATCCATTCAATATATACTCGCAAGATAATGATACCGTTATTGTTAGGTCGCTGTTTGCAGCCGCTGTAACAGGTGCGTTTACATTCTCTAGCGCTACAGCTGTAGGCGCATTTACAGAGATTGAAGGTGGTGCAGCGCCCACGCAGACATTTACAGCGCAGGCCGGCTGGTCAGAAGATACATTTCCTACACTCGATCCTTCAAAGATTAATACTTACACAATCCAGTGGAATGGCGATATAGATTATTATATAGAAGATCCAGAGACCGGAGATAATGTACTTGTTCACAGGGAAAAGCTATCTAACAACTCAGCCATACCAATATTTAGTATTAATTCATTCCAGATAGCATGGACGTCTATTAATTCGGGTAACACGATAGCCACCAGTGTTTACGGAACACAAGGGGCTGCTTTTAATGAAGGCTTGCGAGCTTTAACTATCCCCACGCACTCGACTAACAATACTGTTGCTTCTGTAGGGTCCACGCTAACCAACATATTAACCCTGAAGGGTCGCAGTGTTTTTGGTAATAAAACAAATCTAGGTCGCATAGTGCCATTGTTGTTGACGGCAGCTACCGATAGCAACCAAGGCGCAGTATTACAGATAATTGATAATGCAGATCTTACGGTGGTTGAGCCCGAGTACAACTATATTGACAAAGAAGATTCAATCGCTCAAATAACCACTACAGCCAGTGAGGTGTCTGGGGGGAAATTAGTTGCCTCGTTTGTTCTGTCGCCGGGGGGTTCGTTGTCGATTCCTCAAGCAGTCTTTTCAGACGTTATAAAACTAGATCAAACGCAAACCATTGCGATGCGGGTAACTTCTGGCGGCGGCGCTGAGATGTCAGTTTCTGAGATATGGGAAGAAGACGTCTAGCCGCACGATCAATACAAATAGCGGCTTCTGGTGTACAATAAATAGCATAAAAAGAAGATAATTGGTGGAATGTGAAAATATACAGAACATTTGACGATGCCGCCATTAGAGACATTATGCTTTCTCCTGGTATATGGGAGAAATGCGCAGAAGAAGGGCAGGCCCCGGAAGATTACAGCCCAGAAACTGAGGCTGATTGCTGGCTTTTGCTAGAAGTCGATGGTGAGAATATAGGCGCTTACAACGTCCACCCTCATAACTCGACGACTTTAGAGATACACGCGCACATATTGCCAGACTTTAGGCGAAAGCATGCATTTGAATCTGGTGACATGGCCCTAGAATGGATAATGAACGAGGCTCCAGAGTCATACCAGAAAGTAATTGCCCAAATACCATCATGCTATAAAAACGTTATTGATTTTACATTGGGCCATGGGTTTGTAAAAGAAGGTATTAATCGCCTGTCAGATGTGATTGACGGTGTGTTATATGATCAATGGCTACTGGGTATTACTAGGCCAGAAATAGAGGAATATCTGAATGCTAAGCAGAGAACAGAAATTAGACAAGCGGTTTAATTTCAGTCAAATTTGCTGCAAGAAAGTTAAAGACACTTTCTTTGGTGGTGCTGAGAAGGATGCGGCAAAAGCACAGGCAAAGGCACAGGCAGCAGCTGCCGGGCTTACCGCTGAGCGCTTGGTAGAAACCGAGGCGCAGGTTAGCCCGTTCATCTCCCAAGAGGCCGGGCCATCACTTCAGGCTCAGCAGGCGCTATCTGGTGCTTTAGGGCCAGAGGCTCAGGCTCAGGCATTTGCTAACTTTCAAGAAGACCCTGGCACCGAGTTTCTGCGCGAGCAAGGGCTTAGACTTGTCACTTCTGGCGCTGGCGTTTCTGGTAATCTAGGTGGTGGAGAAAGGCTTAGGGAGCTGACTAAATTCAGTCAAGGCTTGGCGCTTCAGGATTTAGGCAATCGATTTAATCGGCTTGGCGCAACATCGGCAGGCGAGCAAGCATTAACTGCACGGCAGCAGGCAGCAGCAACCAATCTCGGCAGCCTCAGATCAGGACTGACCGCTCAACAATCTAGCGCAATCATTGGCGAAGGTCAGGCAAAGGCTGAAGGGTTAGTAGCATCGGCGGCTGGATTAAGGGGCGGTATTACTCAATTAGCTGCTGCGGGCGAAGCTGTCAGCGGTGGCGGTGGGCCTGCGGCAGCACTATCAGCAGCATTCGGAGTTTAATCATGGCTAACGGTTTATTTATAGAATCATTCAGGGGTGCCGGTACTTCAGGCGTTCCAGGTGTCGGTTCTACGCAAAGAGGCCT